ACCGTCCATTTGATATTGAAGACTTGCCAAAAGGTAGTATAGCTATATTTGATGACATTATGACATACAATAAGAATTATAGGCAACTATATATAGATGTAATGGAAACCCTATACGAACGCGGGAGACACCTAGACATTTCTACTATATGTATTCAACATAATCCATTGATGTCAAATAAAGGTAAAATCCAACTAAGAGAATCAATGTATTATGTATGCTTTCCAAGGTATAATGTGAGAGACACTAAAGTATTATTAAAAAGTTATACAGGTATGACTACTGAACAAATAACCGAAGTAATAAATTTAGATTCTAGATGGGTTTTAATTAAGAAATCAGTGCCTAATTACTACGTAGCAGAACATTCGATTGGGCTTCTTCATAACTGAATAAAATAACTTAAAGGAATAGCAATAAAGAGTATTAAGGAGCAAAAATGGATTACAAAAACGGGAAGATTTATAAAATTACAAGCAATAGCACTGATAAAATATATATCGGTAGTACGTGCCAACCACTATGTAAAAGAATGACAAAACATAGAGGCAATTATAAATTATTTATAAATAGTAAGCGTGGCAAAACTACTAGTTTTGAATTAATTGCACTAGGCGATGCAATAATAACATTAATTGAGGATTTTCCGTGTGAAAGAAAAGAGCAATTGCAAGCTAGAGAACGATATCATATTGAGTTAAACAAAGATATATGTGTTAATAAATGTATTCCTACTAGAACACGTAAAGAATACGAAGAATCTAATGAAATAAAATTAAAGAGAGCCGAATATCGACAAGCAAATAAGGAAGCTATGAAAGTATATGCAACCGAATATCGACAAGTAAATAAGGAAGCTATAAAATTAAAGAGAGCCGAATATCAAAAAGTCAATAAGGAAGCTATAGCATTAAAAACATCTGCATATTATCAAAAAAATAAAGAATTGATAGCAGAACGGAATAAAGCATATTATCAATTTAAAAAAGTATAGGATTATTACATAACTGATAACTTAAAGATATTTTTAATGTTATCTAGTAATAGAGAAGATGGATAATCAAGATATTGCTACAATTACCGATTATAGGAAAGGATATTATGAAGCTAACAAAGATAAAATCAAAGCAAGAAACTTAGAAAGATATCATAACAGTAAGGAACTACGAGCAACACAAATGAAAGACTATCACTTACGTAATCGTGTAAGTATTCTAGAAAAAAAGAATGAAAAAGTAGATTGCCATTGTGGTGGTAAGTACACACGAGGAAATCAAGCTAATCATTTAAAAACTAAAAAGCATATAGCATATCTAGAAGTGCAATAAATATTTTTTTGTTTTTTTATCTTCTTATACTTTAAATAAGTAAGTTAATAATAGAATGACTGATATCACCGCAAGAAATAATATCTTTTATGAGGCACGCGGGTATAACGCTACATTACAACCAATAACAGCAACACAAGATGAAGCTTTAATTTATCCCCTATTGCGTGATGCTGGAAACTATGCCGTTGGTGTTGCTAAGGCTACTATACCATTGCAGGCAGTGCCCTTAAGAAAAAATAATATTCCACTAAAAACATATCAAGTGGCACTAAAGCAGGGTTCTTTTTCTGGTAGTGCATTTGTTAGGCAGATAAATGGCAATACAAATAACTTCTTTTTTAGCCAAAATGGATTATCAATCAATAAATACACGTATACATCTACCGGTTCATCTACGTTAATAGGTGCATTTGATGTTAGCCCATATATGAATTACTTATATGATTTCCTAGTAGATGATTATTTAAATTATTATTGTGTTGGTAGTAATTTTAATTCTAGTTTTGGTGATACACTCTATATAATCTCAAATACTTCAGTGTTAATAGATACCTTACAATTTACAAATATCAACTCAATATATATTAATGGCACTCAAACATTATTTGTGGCAGATACTACGCCCGCCGGTGGTATTGTTAGTGTTTATAGTAATTTGAATAGTGCTGGTAGCGTTCAATTAACATTGCTAGCCACAATTACAGCAGACTTTGCAACCAACCTTTTACAGAATATAGTATTTGTAGTTGCTACTCTAGACACAACTATAATAGGACATGACACTAATATACTTACATACTACAATCAACAATATGAGGCTACAACAGATTATACTATAGCAAATGTAGTGCAAATGACCGCCGCTAATGTGTTAAATGGTAATGGCACTTTGATTGTTGCAGATAGTAATTTACAAGCCGACGCATTTTATGGCATTCAAAGCAATAATTTATATAATGCTGATACATACACCCAAGAAACATATAATACCGCACTTAATGGCAATCCGGCTATATTATCATCACTTCCATATGCATTTTATGCCGGAGGCGATACATTTACATATTATACTAGTTGGCCTATTGAATCACCACCAGTTGCCCCATCACTGGCAAATAATACTACCGCAATTAGTGTTATAAGTAGTAATAAAAACGGGATATATGCAATTACAGCAACCAATGAGTTTGTTTGTTTTAATCTTGATTTACTAGGTAATAATCAATGGTTTTCATTTGTAAATACCCAGCAAATAAACGGTAATGACATTATCTCTATGGATTGGAATGCAAGCAATGATTATTTAGTGGCCGTAGATTCAAATAATGATTTATACCAATCAGCAACTGCTATTTATCCTATAAATTTAGGTTATCTATTTAATGGTGGATTATCAATCAATGGCGGTTCAAATAATTCTTTTGCAAATAACACTATCAATACGCATAATCTTACCACAAATGCCGTTAATTCTTGCGTGGCTTTTGCTATTGATTTAGATGGTTCTTATTATTGTATAGAAGGTGTTGCAGGTTCTCAGGTAGTTAATCAACGTAATCAACTAAATTATACATTACCAGCAATAGCAACTTATAACTTTTCAGAAACTGGATTTGATATGAAATTAATTTGTATAGTAGGTAATTATATAGTTGTTGTTGGTACAAACAATATTATTTATATTTATACAGTTGGAACAAATACACTAGTAAAAGATATAATTTTTTCATCATATGATGTTGTTTCAGTTTGTAGTCTAGATGACATAACAAAGTTTGCTATTGGTTTTAATGAGATAACACCTAACCAACTTGCATTCATTTCAGTTTATGATGTTCTAGCCGCACCACCTATAAGCACTCATTTAATAACAAGTGTAGCAAATCCAGTTTTATTATCTATAACTGCAAATAAAAATGATTTATCAGGCACTAATAGTGCGGTGTTTTATAGTATAAATTACGGTGGCACTCAAACCGGTAGAATAGAAAAACTAGCTTACACCGCAACTTATCAAACGCCTAATACTAGTCTAATAATTGATGGTTTTAATTTGAAATCATACACTAATTTAACATGTAATCCAACTATTGGATTAGTATATTATCAACAATCGATAGTCGGTGCTACTAATTGGACTATTTATGCAACTAGCCAAGCATCAGGATATACAGCATTTACACAATTTACTAATTTCCCTAATGTTCCATTCTCCCAGTTAGTAGTAAGCCCAAATTTGAATGGTGTGATTGGATGGAATGCAATAACATCTAACGTGCAGGCTAAAAATGTGTCAATATCACGCAATAATACAAATGTCTTAAATATAATCGAAAAGGTAAGCAATACTATATATCAAGGCACTATTGCTAGTAATGTAGTTAATTTTACACAGATAGCAGCATATGCAGGACAAACATATACAGGACTAGCAAATGTGCCTAATACTCTAGGTATTGTTGATAGCACTATACGTACATATACAATTAGCAGTCAAACACTTATTGCAGAACAAGAATTGCCAAATCAAAAAATACCAGCCATAGCAAAGAATGAAATAAATTTATTAGGTGAGTTTCTAGTACCTACTAATAACTCTACTAAAGTATCAAGTTATTCATTCAACTTAACGCAAAATTATCAATTATCTCTGGCAACCTCTGGAGCATTATTTGCAAAGAATGGAGAAGACATAGATGCAGGAGCAGTAGATATCTTTAGTTATAGTGTTCTGATTGCAGCTATCAATGTAGCATTTCAAGAAGCCTATGCAAGATTACGAGTAAATAACCCTACCCCTCTAACTGAAGCACCAACAATAAGCCTAGATTATGCAACTGGACTATGTACCCTATCATATAGTGCAGATTATAGTAATTCAACTAATAACGGTATTCTATTTAATAATGCCCTAACACAGCTAATTACATTTAATCCCTACCAAGCAAGTGTAAGCCTACCAGGATTTTATAAAATTATTCTACCATTGAACTCTACTAGCTATACACAGACGGCAAAGACTATTTTTCAGTTTAACTTATTAGATAAAATAGGTATTCAATCAAACACTATTTTTGTGAGTGATTCATATTTTGGCAACAATCAAACTAATAGGATTATTTCAACTATTGATGTGCCAACAACTGACTTTCTAGAGAACATAGGACAAATACTATACTTCCAACCAACCTTTATAAGACCTTATACCCTATCATCATCAAACGCTATAGACCGTATACAGATAGATGTATTGTATCAATACAAAGACTTTACAACCTATAATCTACTACTGGCACCAGGTGCTAATTTTACGGTTCTACTGGACTTCATTAAACGGTTTTAAAAGGTTTCTAGAATGCTAAGGTTTATTTCTTTTTTTCTAAATTTTTTATCTTTTATAAGTTTAAGATATCAACCTTAAGTAAATTTCTAATATAATGGCCGAACCTCGTCTAGTGCTTGACAATCGCGTTAACGTGAGTGATGCATTCGACCAACTTATAAATTATGCTGGTGTAAATGTGAACACATTTGAGATTCAACCCGATGGCTCCACATTTAACACTCAAATTTTATTTAATAATATCGTGGTACCAAATTTAAGTAGCACTTTAGTCAGTCGCAACATGAGACTTCGCTATAATGCATCATTTACTTATGACGCTGAACTTGATAATGGTGTTAATAATGGACCAAAGTTTGCAGGTGTTAATGTTGTATATAACGGAAACAATGTCCAGTCTGTCGCTCTTCAATACGCACAAAATCAGGCAGTTGATAGTGTTCTTCGTGCACCGTTTCCCCTTCAAAGTGTTTGCAATTCTGTTTCTCTTACTATTAACTCAGGCACTACTACTATTAATAGCCGTCAAGTTCTTGACCCTATTGCCCGTAAATTAAGCAAAAAGTATTTAATGAATCAGGCTACTGAATGCCCTAGTATGTTAGATAATCGATGGATTCTAACCACTGACCCGGTTGCAACTGATGGTGATGCTGCTGTGGACGAGCAAACTACTCTACATATGAATAGTTGCCAACCTCTTAGCAAATATGAAAATAGCTGTGGTGGTTATTCCCGTGCTTCTTTCTTACCCGTTAGCGTGTCTGCTAATGGTAATAATATTACTGTTGTCTTTAATGTTGTAGAACAAATAGCAATTTCACCACTTACTCTACATGATAAGGAAACCTTTTTAGCTAACGTCAATACTCTATCTCTTCTATTGTCTTATGGTTCATCTCTAAGTGATTTATACTATACGGCTAATCCTGCCGGTGTTGCACCAACAATAAATATTCTTACTCCTAAACTCCTTCTAACATATATTCAAGTCAATCCCGAAATTATGACTATTCCCCGTGCCGTAAATTATAACTATGAAAACGTGGTATATTTTGCTAAATCATCTATTCAGGCTTTGGCGGCTGGAACTGCTGCAACTACTATTCAACTTTCTAGTGATACTGTTCGTTTCCAGTGTATGCCTAGTATGATTTATGTATTTCTACGTAATCAAGTGGCCGCACGCACACCACAACAAACACAGACATTCTATCAATGGGGTTTTCCTCAATCTCAAGACCAGGCCGCCGGGTTGCAAATTAACATAGGAAATCGCACAGGCCTTTTAGCTAGTGCTTCTCCTCAAACTCTATGGCGTATTTCCAAGAACAACGGATTTGCTGGCTCATTCAATGAATGGCAACAAGGTTGCGGTGTGTTTTGCCTTAATCCAGTTTCTGATTTAGGTATTGACCCTAGTCTCGATACTCTACCACTTGAAACTGGAAGTGTGAATTTCCAGGTTAGCGCAACTTGGAACAATGCAAATCTCATTTATTCTGGTGCAGTTGCTGGTGTAAATGCCGCCGTTGAACTTATGATTGTTGCCGTGTATGCTGGTGTTGCCACAATTACTACAGACCAATGTATGTTTTCTCTTGGTTCTCTAAGTGCTAATGAAGTGTCCGCGGTTCTTTCTAAATCAGGTAATATGATTTCCAGTGAACACGTGCAACCTACTATTCAGGCTGAAGGCTTGTTTAGCAAGGGTAAGCATATTCTAGGCAAGATGGCAAGTAAGCATATGCGTAGAATGTAAGCAGGATTCGCAATCCCGCACGCAACATTATAACAAGCCTGATACCTTATAATTTTTAATTTTTTTATCTTATAATAATAATACAATCAACATTATAAAATGACAACTAAAAAAAATGTTTATTACTTGATGCCAGATATGAGTATTTTTACATCTAGTGATTTATATAAAAAAAATAAAAAAGTAATAACTAAGTATTTACCAGAGAAAAAAGTTTTTAATGCCGTGCCCGCATATAAACCTTATAGAATTGTTGTTATTGCATTATCTAGTTTGCAAGCTACAGGCTACCACACAATCTATACTATAGATGCTACTACAGATACAATTGACGATATATCTAATGGGCTTGAATCATTAGGTGGAATTAATCAAGAAGATTACGGAATGCAAAAAACAGATGAAGCACAAGCACAGGCAATACAACGAGGAGCAGAAGATGAAGACGTAGCAGAAGGAGGATATTCAAGGGGATATTCAAGTGGATATTCAAGTGGATATGAAAAGAAGCAACAAGAAGAAGCAGATGCAAATTCTGGTTGGCGTGGTTTTGTAAGTGGTTTTACGGCACCTATTCAACTAGCATTAGGTGCAAAAGATTTATTTGGTCTTGGCTTATCATTGTAATAAAAATATTATTCTATTATAAGAAAACTAAATTTTAAAATGCATTCTACTTATCAACAATTCGTAAAAGATAATTATCATAAGTGTAGCGGCACACCACAAGAACGAATGAAGCAATGTGCAGAAATGTACAGGCAACACAAAGCAAAAGGTGGCGTGCTATCTGCTGCTGGTTTACATTCAACTAAATCTAAAAAATCTAGTGGTGGTCTCTTAAGTGCTGCAGGTCTAGAAGATAGTATGCAAAAGCTAAAAATATTCAAGGAACATATGGCATCTAAGCCAAGAGCCACAAAAGGGGGGCTACTATCGGGCGCTGGTATGTCGGTTAATGTGCCAGATAATGAAGATAGTGATAAATTTTTTAGACAAGGAACAGGCATCGGCTTTTAAAAACCTAAGAAATCATTTCTAAAATTATCTAGTGTTATTTTTTGTTGTTGCTTTGGCTGCGATGGTTCTGGCTTTGGTTGCGAGGGCTTCAGCCCCTCGAGCTCCCTTGCTTCTTGCTCTGGTTGCTTATCGTAATGTTGCGCGCGGGATTGCGAATCCTGCTTATGTTCTAAGCAAGATTTACATTCTCGTTTAGGTATATAAGGGTGTTTTTCTTTGTATTTTTCATATGATTTTCTATTAAATTCCTTTCGTTTCTCTACATATGCTGGGTCGTTTTGCATCATATCTTTATGATATGCTTTCTGGTATTGATTGAGTTTCTCTTTAGATTCCTTAACCTTATTATACTTTTTCTCTAATTCATCAATATTCTTGAATTCTTTAGTGAGTTTCTTTTTAGTCTCTAGATACTTTTGAAATTCTCCCTTATCCATTTTCTATATTATATTGATAAAAAATTTAGGTAAAAAATATTACATTATAATAAAGCAGACAACACACAAAGCGGGCGTATAATGGAAAGCAAACTAAACACTAGCAATACACCATTAAATACTGGTGGTTTATTTATTGGTGCATATGAATCAGTAGTAGAATTTTCATCAATAGTTCTAAGCATGTTCAGCGATACAGAAACGACTATATCTTGTTATCAATCATTAAATAAACAACTAGCAAATGTATCAGTATTCACTGGAGTTGCCAGCGTGCAATCTACATTTATAATTAGCCCTATTATACTACCTTATGTATATTTTACAGTTCGAAATAGTAGTGGAAGCAATCAAACAGTTCTAAATTTCTCAGTGGCATATAAAAACAGCGCATTTGCTACAGCTGGAACCGGTGCAGATGTTAATATAACTAATGCTTTTTTGCCAGTTTCTCAATATGGTGATTGGAACGTCAATACACAATTAACTAAATTTTCAACGCCAATTTGGGATAATGCAGTAGTTGGTGCTGGTGATGTTTCAACAAATTATGCTAATGCTAAACTTCTTAATAATCAATCGGTAAGTATTTACGGACATTCGAGTAATGCTACAACATTGACTATTCTATTAAGTTCTGGGGATAATAATTTTTATTATACTCAATACACTTATAATATTCTAGAAGATAGCGATTTCGGCTTTGCACTTGTATTACCATTTAAATATCTTAAATTAGCATCGAGTGAAGCTACTACAATATCGGCGAGTGTGTGCTGGTGCTAGACAAAATTATGTATTCATTTTTTATCTTTATATACTATAACTATAAGATGTCGTTCAATGGATTATATGGAATTAGTGATAGAACAGATGGACTATATTTGGGGCAAGTATCTATTATTGGAGGTGGTGCAACTGGTGCTACTGGTGCTACTGGTGCTACTGGGTCGATTGGTGCTACTGGTGCTGATGGTGCTACAGGTGCTGATGGTATGACCGGGGCTACTGGTGCTACTGGTGCTACTGGGTCGATTGGTGCTACTGGTGCTACTGGTGCTACAGGTGCTGATGGTATGACCGGGGCTACTGGTGATATTGGTATGACCGGGGCAACAGGTGAAACAGGTATGACCGGGGCAACAG